TTCATCATAATGTCATACAGATATTGGTCTGCTTTTTGCTTCGGCATATTACCAACGTCAATGTAAAACACTCTACGTTCTGGAGCCCTAGAAAGTCGGTAGATGACCAATGCATCTTCTACCATTCTTAGATTGTTTAGGGGTTTGATTGCTTTGTGTAGATAGGAAAGAACCATCAAACCCTTCTCATCCATCAAAGACGAATTGACATAGATGATTGAATCTGGCGCGATCTTTAGACCTAGGTTTGTAGAGACTGTCTGTGAGAGCGTGACTTTCTCAGAATATAGAAAATACTCATTGATCTTGTCAATAACATCTGCACCAGTCAATGGGTCCTTTTTCTTCTGAATCTCACGGATTTTTCTGATTCTACGAGGATCGACATAGCGTAGTTCTCGTATGCCGGTTGATGGATCAATTTCGTTTACGATGATGTGATAGTAAATTCTACCATCTATGTACCATCTTCTGAAGATTTCATCTGGTGTTGTGTTGAAGTTCAATAATTTCAGGACTTCTTCGAATTCTTCAATGACTCGTTCCTTTGTTCCCTCAGAGACCTTCAAGTCATCTAGGTCAAGTTCAACGATATCACCTTCTTCGTCCTTTTGAATTGCTTCGTTTACGACTTCATCGATTGCTCTTTCCAACTCGGGTTGAATTGACATTGAGCGATATTTCGTGATTAACTCTACTTCGTTTCTGACCGAACCTTCTAGGTCGATGTAGGTGCCATAGTATGGCGTAGACTGAATGGTGACTGCCCCATCTTCATTGACTGGGGTGATTGGAGAACGTTCCTCTTTTGGAACTTCCTTTGTGATAGACGTGTTAGGACCAAAATTAAAACCTAACAACCTTAAGAATTCTGACATGAAACTTTCTATTTCCTCACGTTATTATGAATGAAATGAGGGTCTTTCACAACCCTCATTATCAGTCGTTCAATTATATGTAGCAGACGCAAAAGATTAAAGAATGCCGTCTTCGACGATTTCCCACCACTGGTACGAAAGTGTGACTGCAAATTCTTCAATTGTATCGTTCTGCGACCAGTCTAGATCGATTGGGCTTACGTCATTTGGGAACATTCCAATAAACTTGTATGTCTTGATAACATCGCCTGTTTTTCCATAATGGATAACTGATGCATCCTGTGTATATCCTTCTGGAAATCCTGCTGATGCATCACGTAGGTTTCCACGGTGGCTGTTGATACCATTCAGCCATTTCTCGAATGCTGTTCTGACTTGGAAATCCTCATCGTTCAGAACTGAAATTGTCCATTCAGGAAACTGACGATTGCCAGCTAGTTTGATTTCACGTCCAAAGTAATAGACTGGAATTGGGTTGACTGTGGTTCCCGGAAGTTGTGAGGTCTTGCACATAAACGTCAACTTCTGTGAGGCAGTTGGATCAGAGAAATTTGGGAAATTCATCTGAACCTCAAAGAGGTTAGGACGAGCACCATCACGGGTCATCTGAGAACGGAATTCTGAAATATTGAATGGCATTTTTGTCTATACTCCTATTATTTTTCTAATGGTTTTGCTAATTTCTGTACAGCCATCTTACGGTTGATTTTCTTGGTTGCGAGCCTTACGCCATCTTCTCTATTAAAAGCCTTATCCAAGATATTTGCATCAATATAGCTAGTTTTTTTAGATGCATCCCTAAGAGCAGGGATTGATTTTCTTGCTGCATGGCGATATCTTGTCAGTGTTGTTAGGCTCAACTCCGAAATCAACTGTTTGTATGTTTTCATATGATATATTTAGTGGAAATATTGCCAAATTGACAAACCGATCGATGTGAAAAATGTTGTTGTGCCAAGTAGTGCAACAAGAAGACCTAGAAGGGCGTCGCTTCCGCCACGCCCTTCTGGATCGGCTCCTGCTACGACTGCATATCCAAGACCAAGAAATGCAACGATGAATCCGCCGACTCCAAGCAATGTTAGAAATAGATGTGACATATTTCTAGCTTCTTTTAGAACTTACCGACGATTTCAGAGAATGCAACATCGCTTCTTGTAGCAACGAAGTTAAGCTGGATGAAGTTGATGCTTCTAGCAGCCTTGATGTAGATATCTCCAACGAATTCGTTTCTATCGATGATTTCGCCTGGGTTGTTTGTTTCGTCACAAACTACTTTGAAGTCAATAATACCACGGCGTCCTTGGACCAAACGTAGGAATGGTTCAACCAATGCTACGAATTGGGCTCTTGTGAAGCTGTCGTTAAACTCGAACAAGCTAAACTTAGCTGCAATCGAGATTGACTTCTCTAGGATGATGAACAAACGACGAACGTTAATTCTATCGAATGCAGATGGTTTTGCAAGAAGTGTCTTGTCTCCAAATAGAACAGTTCCTTCGCCTGGGAACGATACAACTGGGTTGACGGATGCTTTGTATAGCTCATCCCTGTCGGCTCTAGATGCGTTCCAAGCAAGCTTGACAACGTTCTTGATCTGACCACGGTTGAATCCGCCAGGTGACCACCATGGGTCTCTGTCGTTATCTGTTCTTACGCACAGTCCAGCAATGTCTCCGTTCAATGGAACCCAACGGTATACGTCATTGTACTTGTCGAACTGGTATTTCCAGTTGTTATCCATGAATGCATAGCTAGAAGATGGCAAAACATCGCGAAGCGCAGTAACGTCACTTAGTTCGTTTCCAGAGTTTTGAACAACGTTCTGGCGAAGTGGTGAAATGAATGCGACCGCATCTTTTCTTAGTTCTGCAACGTCTTGAATAATGTGAGCCGCGACAGTGCTGCTGCATGGACCACCAAGGATCAATGAAACATCGATGCTGTCTGGGTCTGCAAACAAGTCATAACCATTGATGATATCTGCATCTGTTGGTGCTGCATCGACACCACCGTTAAGGGAGAATGTCTGTGGCTTGTAGATATCTGTGTATGTTGTATTGAGACCAGCAGTTCCCCAATTGACTGCAAGGGCTGGGAATGCAAGCCACCAGACGAATGCAGAGTTATTGTTGACCCAATTTACATAGTAGTTGCTGCTGCCATCGTCTGTCTTTGCGTCGGTAGCCTTGGATAGGAATTGGTATTTCTCTAGCAATGTGCCAGGAACACCAGTGAATTTTCCATCTTCGTCCACGACAACGGCGTGCAATTCATCATTGACACCATTTTCTGCACCAATTTGACTTGATGTGCCAGGTGCACCGATGAACTTGTCTGCGAACTCCCATTTACGAAGTGCGACTGCTACGTTTGCATTTACTGTTGGTGCAGAAACAAGTGAAACTAGGTTTGCACCGACTGTTGCAACTTTGATGTATGGGTTTGAACCGATCTTGACATAATCGCCAACGACAACGCTGTTTGCGATTGGACCAGAGAAGGTTACGATTGTGCTGTTATTTGAAACGTTTGCGGTAACTGCAAATTGGGAAGTTAGGTTTGACGAGAATGCGTTTGCAGATGGGCAAACAGACACTTTAAGGCTGTTTCCAAGTGCACCAGCATAACGAGCAGCCCAAGGTCCTTCTGCATTTCCGCCAGAAGAATAGTTTGCATCGTAATCGTCACGGTTTTTGATCAGAAGACCATTGCCGTTTGCAGTAGAGTTTTTGCTGTTTGCTGCACTAGCACGAACAACCTTTAGGTTTGAACCGTAATCTAGGAAGTTTGAGCAGGTGAAGAAGTGTGTAAATGTGTTGTTGTCGGGTTTTCCGAAAATGGTTACTAGTTGATCTTGATTTGGGATCAATACTGGCAATCCAATAGGACCCCATGCAAAAAATCCTGCATATGCACCACCCGTTGAGGCAACGCTTGGTACGATAGTTGTTAGGTCAATTTCTGAGACCGCTACGCCGGGACTTAACTGGAAGCTCATTAGTGTATCTCCTTGTTCTTTTTTCTATATTATTTTGCTGCTATTTTCATCTTCAACTATTTAGAACTTTGGGGATTTTGGTATGCCAAGATAGTCATAGACATTATCCATCGTTGCATTCCCTCTAAACCACAAATCACCGTCTTCCTTCACGACCAATGGAGTGTTTTTCTCCCTCGGATCAGTGCCGGTTTCAGTATCGTCCATGTTTATGACGACGATTGGCAACATCATTTCATCGCGTTCTTGCCTAAAATTCTCCAAGACTTTCTTCCTAACATCAATGTTAGTCAGGTCCTTGAAGAAGTTCTGGGTTGTCAACCAAGAGAACAAAACACAACACATAACCAAGTCATCGTTCTTGCCTTCTTCCGCTTCGAATGAATCTTTTGTCATAACAAAAGTTGAAATTTCAAAGATCAGGTGATAGTCATTTATGATCAGGTGATCTAATTCTACCAATGTCTTAAATGCATTACATCCGATTCTCTTTACGGGTTTCGTTGTTCTGATACCCGGGAATGAAATTGTCTTTGGATTGCCGATGAATTCTGGCTGATTTGCAGGTGAACGGCTCTTTGATGTATAGAACATATTTTCGTACTCACACTCTGTAACCATTAAGTCTGCAACCTGTTGTCCTGCATCGTTGATTTCGACCAGTGCATATGCATCGTTGTATCTCTTACCAACGTCAGAAATGATTGTTGGATAAACCAATGTCGATATGTCGTTTCTTCTATATTTAGCCACTATTCTATATGGCATCTGTGTGATATCAAAGACAACAAATGCAGAATAGTCCAAATGGTGCCCTCTAGATGTATCAACGACAATGACATAGGAATGATCTGGTTCTGGCAGTTTGTAGATATCCAAACCATGGTGAACAGCCCCAACATCGTCAGAGCGACCTTCTGTGTTGATTGGATCGTCCGGTGTCATTCTGTTCATTGCATCCGGCGAAATCAACGTCATGCTAGAACCCATGAAGTCACAAAGGACCTCACTTCTGAAACCAACTGGACCTAGTGCATGAAGCTGAGCCTGAACCCACGCTTCATCCCTACCAGGAACTTCTGCATAGTGGAAGAAGAAGTTCTTGAAACCGTTCTTTGATTTGCCTGTTTCTTTGATGATCTTGCAGGATTCGTCCCAAAGCTTCCAAAACAGGTTGTAACCTTTTGGTGTCGATACGATTATGATCTTGGAGGTTTCTCCAGATGAAATTGTCGGGAAAACAGCTTGGAAGAATTCTTCTGCTTGGTTTGTCTCAACGTGCGCGAATTCGTCAAGAAACAGAAGGTTAATCGTGTATCCACGAATTGCGTCCGATGCAGTAGAGGCTGCCATAAGACGAGAACCATTTTCAAATTCAATGTCGTTTTGGTTCCAAGAGGTTACGCCCTTCTGAAGCCAAAATGGCAATTCCATGAATGCTCTCTTTGCTTTTAGCAGGATTTCCTTCGCGGTTTTTTCTTTGTTTGCTAGGATTGCGACGAACTTCTGTGGATTGAATAGTGCATACCAGAGCATGTAAGCTGCGGCTGATTCTGATTTTCCGACCTGACGTGCGGCTCTTACTATGATAAACCTTTCCTCATGGAAAAGCGTTATCATTTCCTTTTGTCTTGGATACAATCTAAAAGGCTGAAGACCTTTGTCTAGGGTTCTGATCTGGCAGTAGGTATCAATGAAGTAAAGTGGGTCTTGTGAACACTTTTCATATTCATCTAATTGTTCTATGTCCCACTCGATTGTTACGTTTGCTGGTAACAGCTTTGGATTGTTTTTGAACCCGACTGGTAGCTTGCCTTTATGACTACTCTTGATCCTGTACGGTACCGGTTGGTAATTGAACATTCTGTTCCTTTTGTTTATTTCTTCTCTCTGATAACATCTTGTCTAGGTCGGTGCTGTTACCGACGAAGACTGCATTCTCAATGTTTTGGTGAACGACAGGAGGCTGGTTTGAGTCTTCATGTCCACGCGGTTTCTGTTGAATCGGCAAACCTTTTGTTAATTCTTTTCTTTGCTTTGATAGATTCAATAGTTTATCGTTTGCGTCCGTGGCTTGGCGAAGAAGTTTTTCCAAGACCTCGAAGGCTCTTGGTGATTCCGATTCCTCTGCAATCATTGAGAGTTTTGTTATTGCATCGTTTGTCTTTTCGATGATATCCTTCAGATTATCTCGCGCATCATTAAAGTCTTCATCTATGATGACTTCTTCTAATGGTTTGTCTCGAAGGATTTCTAATTTTGTTTTCTCTGCTGGAACTGGCAATGGTTCTACATCAACCTTTGCTGGTAGATCAGTTGTCGTCTTTGTTGGTTCGATACCAAGCGTTTCTGCAATTTTGATGTTGATAATCTCAGATTGTTTCATAATCTTCCTCTAGTCCTGTATAAGGATTAATTTTTTTCTTTTCTGGCTCAAATACACCTTGTGATTTAAAAATATCCAAATCGCGCCAGTCTTTAACACCATCGCGCGTCATGGCATCATAATGTTTCCCCTTCCAGAAAATCCATACATGACCTGGCATATCTGGTTGGCTCCACGCCATACCACCGCCAGGTAATTTTCTTCGCTTCAGCAAGTGTGGATGATCATTTCCGACAACAAGGCCTCCAGTTTTTTCTATTAATTCATCTGCAAATTCAGCACAATGGCCTGTGTTTATTAACTCCAAGCGGCAATTATAATCTTTGTTGAAATGATCAATCATTTTTTCTATCTCAGCTTTTATATTTACATTCTTCTCCGGTAGCTTATGCTCTATAGCTACGCCGTATGTTTGACCCAATCGTTGCCAATATGGAGAAACTGCATTTAGATATTTTCTAGATTCAGCATCAATGCCTACAAATTTTTTCTTAACTTTCACGGCTTTCTTTGCTGCGGTTTTCCCCTTTGTTAACAGCACCTTCAGTTGTTTGAATGGAATCTTAGGCATATGCATTAAGGTCCAGGTGCGGTGTTAGGGAATTCTGTTGTATTAGCAGTAAAGATGACATTTGCATCTCCAACGTTTGCTGTCGTTGGGAATGGTTCTGCGACGATCTGTGCGTGTTTCAAGAACGAACGAGATGCAGTTGCTATATTCCAACGAGCACCAGATTCAAATCCAGTCACAATGTCTCCGTTTGTGGGCAGGTTCTTTCCTTGAACTTGATAGATATACAGTGTTCTTCTAGACAAATCCCAATTGATAACACGACCGGTCCAATCTGCATTGATCCAGTTGTTACCTGCATAGACTTCTTCTTCAAATCTATAGTTTCCAATTCCGCCAGCTTGCATAACGATTGTTTCCTCTGTATCTTCAGCTAGTGTGTCATAGATCGAAGCAAAGGCTTTTCTGATGATTGCAGAGTTCGTTAATGGTCCAAATAGATAGGCTTTCATCGTGAATGACATTGTATATATCACGACTCTAGGAGTTATACCATCCGAGTCAAATTCAACCTGTGGAATGATTCCTTGGAGCGTTATTGGAATGTCCCTGTTGATTGCAACCCCATTTTCATTCACTAATGAAATTGTTACAGTATAATCTGGTGTGAAATACGGAACAATCTGCTCGATGATCTGGCTCATGTCTTCAATGTTTCGAGTATAAATGTTCAATTCAAATGAGAAATCATATGGAACTGGCGTGTAATTCTGGACTAGCAATGAATTGTTGGATGTGTTTCTATTGAAGTTTCTGTTCAATGACGGCAGTTTTCTCTGTGCGTCATATGCAAGACCTGTCATTTCAAAGGACATTCTTGGGAGTTCGATCTGTGTTATCTTCTTTGGAACATTCTCTGTAATCAATGCATAGATGAACTTTTCTTTCTGTGCATATGTCAATGGGACTTTTAGGCGTTCTTGCTCAACCATGTTCGCATCATACTTTACCAATATGATGGAATTGAACATCGTGCCGAATGCAGCAACGATCTTCCTAAGTGTCTTGTGATAAAAATGTCCCTGAAGCATTTTAGAATGCGTCTACCTTTGCCTTAATTGATTTTCTTTTTACTAATCTATGTGCTTTTAATCTATGGAGTCCATCATAGACGTAAAAATGCTTGTTGCTCTCTCCACGATAAACTACGATAGGTGGTACTGTTTTGGCTCTTCCTTTTTTGAGCCATCTTGCATATTTCTTGACATTTCCATAAAATTGAGGATTTGCTGTCGACCTGATATGTTTTAATGGAATTCGATAGACGCCTTTTAAGTGAACCTCGGCCCAACCTCTGGCTGGATCGTATCCCCTTCTCAAATCTACCATCAATTCTTTAAATGTCTTCACCTTACTCATATTTTATGGTGTTCCGAATGGGTTTTGAACTGTGAAGTCGATGATGTTATTACCTTCGATTTCCAAACGTCTGTTATCAATGATTGTATCCTCACGAACATCCATCATATCATCGTAGCTAATCAAGACATAAGAAGCATTGCTGTTTGCACCCCAAATTGGGATGTTTGCAGTAAAGACGCCTTTCGTGTGAGCAACGTTCAAGATTGCTCTAGATGAATCATATTCTTCTACGACAGCAGTTGCGTTTACAAGTGCGATCTGGTCTAGTGGCAATGGTGTTGGTGACTGATAGACAGTCTCGTACTTTGTATAGAATCCATTCCCCGTTGTGGACAGATTGAATTGAATCAAATATCCATGATCGATAAGTTGGCTGTCCACGTCATCCAATCCAGTAGTAAATTTCTCGTTCGAGTAACGGAAGCGTTCACATCTCATTTCATAGAAATATGGGACTTTTCTACCTAGCATGTAGAAGCTTTTTTCTTCGTTTGTGTTCTTGATTTCAACAAGTGCATTTGTCAGTGGAATCCAAATTAGATCGCCTTCTCTTGGTCCGCCACCTTGTTGGTTGTAAATCGTGGGCACCCTTCTCATGAACATTCTTCGAGTTACAATGATATTACTATCATCCCTAAATTCAAGACCAAACTTAGAAAAGAAATCACCAACACCATCCCATTGAGTCGGGTTGTTGATGTAGACTTCAATGCCGAAATTTTTCTTGAATGTCTTTAGTGGGTCCTCACCATAGACCATATCAAATGGAGTATTTTCATCTCTTGGGATCAAATATGCATCGATGCCAAAATTATGAATGACCTCATTCATCAGGTCTTCAATTATATATTGTTCACCTGAGACACCTAGTAATGCTTGAGAATTGATATATGTCGATGACATTTTTCTTTAGCCCATTATGAAGGCTGGTGGTTCCTCATGAACATCACGAAGTTCTAATTCTAGTGCAACTCTATCAGCCTCAGCTTCATTGTAGATCGTCTGACCATCTAGCATGATTCCACCGGGTAATTGAACTGCATTGAATTTTTTTAAATTCGCACCCCACTGGCGTTTGATCAGACATGTAGAATATCTAAACAACCAATCATCACTCCATGTCTTTGGATATGCATCTGGATCAACAATTGTGGAAGCCTCAATGATAACCCACTGTCCCGGAAGTGTATCCACTTTCCAATCAATATCAAGCCATAGTCTATTTGTCTTTACGTTAAAGCGAATTCCGGGAAGTCCGTTGAAAAACATGTTCAACATTTCGATGTGCATCATCGTGATTTCAAAATCAACATACGATAGTGAAGTAAAGTTTGGTAGATTATTCAGCATGTACTGATATCTAACATCAAACATATTGATAGCACCGGAAGTCAGACCACCACCGACTAATGGAAGAATGCGCGTTACACCACGGACGTTATCTGGAATTGGAATATATGTGTTGGCAACGTCACCAGCCGTTATTTGGTATTTTAGGTACATATGCTCGATACCGTCATGGTGATAGTCCCAATATTTGTTCAATGCATCGTCAATTCTGTCTGCTACCTGATCTTCATCTACGTTAATCTCAATGACAGGCGCACCAAGGGCTCTTAAGCAACGATCGGTAAATTGGTCTCTGGTTGTTGGAAACGCCATCTATTTTCTCTCCTGTGTATTTTACCTATTTATCGTTTTCTTATGATAACGGTATCACGTCGAATACTGCTAGACACAGTACCCGTGTTATGAACCCTGTTTTCATTGGATGAACCAACCAAATGAACTTCATTGTTACCTGTAAATTTATCAGAACGAGAGCTAGTTTTTGTCGTATAACCATATGATCCACGCTTATAGAACACGGAATACATCAATGGCGAACCATGCCAACCTTCATCATTCTTAGCATCGTCATAGACAAACAAACCACCTGAGGCTACGTAACTATGCTTACTGCCGATGAATGAGCCATAGTTTTTTATTGAGTTCGAAAGATTGATCAACAAACCGTCTGATTTGAACGTGATTTTCTTCGAAATGGTACTTTGCCCAGACAGAATCACGGCGCCAGAAGCCTGCCAAACTAAAGATATCTTCTTATTCAGCAATCCGCCGCTTAAACTAAAAGCGTGTCCAAGTGGTTGATATGCAAAGGTTTTCCTGTATGAGCCAGTTCCAGAAAGTCTGAGTAAGCCGCTTTTAACGGTGCTAATTATTTTTAGATGATGAGCCGCAGCACCGGCTACCGAAATTGTACCACTTGCTTGGTATTTCAGCTTGATAGTGGCTGTGTTGACATTTCCGGAGATTCTGATAGTTCCTACTGGACTATAGGTTCGTGCAGCGGCTTTGCGCGTTGTCGCAGTACCGGCTACTTTTAGTAGCTGACCAGTAGGTTTGACTGATTTCTTGAATGAATATGAAACTGATGAGGCTGCGATTCTCAACAAACCACTTTGGAATGCATAAACAAGTTTCTTCGTGATTCTAGAGGTGCCAGCTACAGAAATAACTCCGGCTGGGTGATATAGGAATTGTGTTGTCTTTGCGGTTGTTGCTACACCTGCAACCTTGATCAAACCTGTCGGACTGTATGCAAATTTGTTTCCTGCAATAACAGTGCCAGAAACTTTGATTAGACCAGTTGCAGCATATGACAGTTTCTTGGTTACTAAATCAGTTCCAGAAACCTTGATTAGTTGGCCACTTGGGACATACTTCAACTTGATAACACCAGAAACAGTGCCGGCAATCCTTATGACACCAGTTGGACTGTATGATAGTTTCTTGGTCGCTAGATCGGTTCCAGCTACTCTAACCAGTTGACCGCTTGGAACGTATCTTAGTTTCTTGGAGACTGTATCGACACCAAAGACCTTGATTATTTGGCCGGTTGGTGTGTATGTGTAATGAATTGATCCTAGATGTAATGAAGTTGTTGCAGAGCCGGATATTAGTATTGTTGATCCCGCAGAAGTCCACTTGAATGTCTTCTTGTCTGCTGCAACACCAGAAATCTTTAGGATTTGACCAGATGGAGACCATACAAACTTCTTGTTGAAGTTGCCAGTGCCAGCTAGATTTAATCTCTGACCAGTTGGAACGTATTTTAGTTTCTTTGAGACAACATCGGTTCCAGACACTTTAATAGTGCCTGATGGAGAATAGACAAATTTTGTTGAAGCAACAGCGGTTCCAGAGACCGTAATTAACTGACCGGTTGGAACATAGGCGTGGGAGGTAGCACTATTGCTATTTCTTAGCAAAAGAAGTAGCATAGCAGATACCTCCTAAATGAAAATTATTGAAGTGAAAAAGCTATCAATATAGAAGCATTACCAACTGAAGCAACTGCACCTTGAACGATCTTGAGACCAAAACCTTCCCTAAGAACAATCCTCTTACCAAAGTTTAATGTTGGAATCCAGTTAATGCCCGGAGTTAAGGTAATTGCGGCGTTTGTTTCTTCTGGAAAATACTGCATAGAAAACAACCAACAATTTGCCGTAGCTCCTCCTGTTGGTGCAACTCTAGCTGTGACTTGGGCTGGTATTGCTGCATCGTTAACGTCCGCTCTCCAAATGTTGCCGCCGGCTTGTTCTGCCGCAGCAGCATCGAAGGTTGCAGCCGTTCCGCCAGTTCCGACAGTATTACTTCTAAACAAGTCAAGGCGAATACCAAGTGTTCCTGTGACAGCGACGGTTGCGTTAGGTGATATCCACAAGCCACGAATATCCATAGTCTTACCTGAACCAGTCGCATTGAACATATCTAACCACACCTTATTTGCACCAGTTCCAATTGATGGCGTGACATAGTAGTATGTCGGAAGGGAATCTTGAACGTGTCCAGATTCGTCTGCAACCATGACAACTTGATATTGCACTGTATTTGCGCCAGAAACAACCTGCATTGTTGCAACGTTGACGCCGGCGCCCGGTGTTACACCAACCTCTGCGCTTGCTTGTGTTAGATACCCATGCAAAGCGCAAAGTTTATCAATGTACTGCCTCATAATAGATTAGCCTTCTAGTTCAAGACGTGGTGTGACTGTGATTGCATCTCCGTTATTGTTGATTGGATATGGACCATCGGTAAATCTCTCTGACCACATTACTGTGTTAGAGGTTTTTCCCTTGAGCATGTATCCATAGACAGTGTTTGGAGTTGTCGCACCTGTGAAGTTAAATGTCTGGGCTGCATATGTAGCAAACGAGTTGTTACCAGCAGTCACAGTCCAGTTTGCACCAGCAAGTGAGATGTTTGCATATCCACCACCAGAGACTTCAGTATAGAACGTAACGTTATCATTCTCGGCTGGTGTCATGTTGTTGCCAAAAAGGACTAAGTAGAGGTCCTCAGGTGTTGCATTGTTCACAATGTACTTGAGCATCCTTGCTTCGCCTTCGTTTGGGGCATTTAGAGCCATTCTTATTTACTCCTGTTCTTCGTTTTTTGTTTTTTTGTTGCTTCTAACTTCTTTACTTTTACTGATAGATTCTTGATCTTTGTTTCCAATCTTGTCTTAGCTTCTATCAATATCTTGTTTTGGTCTCTCAAGTGCTGTACTTCTTGTTCTAATTTCTCGTTGTCTTTCCTTAATGTCTCTAGGATTGCAACATCTTCCTTTAATTTATCAACCTCTGTTCTTAGTTTCTTTATGATTTCTATGTATGTACCAGTGATTAATTCTATCGAATCTAGTTCTTCGTCTGAGTGATATGTTGGTGCGATTTGTTCTTGTTGTTGTTTTTTCTGTGCTTGCTTTTTATTCCACCAGTCAAGGCCTAGCTTACCAGCTACGAATAAAACAACCAAGATTCCTGTTATCAACGTAGAGATGCTGTCTGCTCTCGATGTGATATCCCAAATACTTTGTACTGTGGTTTGCATTTTGTGCCATATACCCTTCTTTTTCTTTCTTTTATGGTCGTGTGACGGCTGGCGTGATTGTCATAATACCTTCTATTAATCTTAGTTCTTCGCTTGTTGAATTGTTTAGTGCTACAACATCATAGACATATCGCCCAGCTTTTATGTTTGCTGTATTTGCATATGATATTGACAGTTGAACTACACCATTTGGGGCATCAATCATAGTACAGACAATATTTGTAGCTACATTCATAGAAGAATAAGACCTTCTAACCTGAGATGAAACTACGTATGAAACCAAATTCAAACCAACACCAGTATCATCCTTCAGTTGCAATTGCGTCTTGAAGGTGGCATTTTGTTCTACTGTGTATTCAATAAATGTTGACATATATACACTCTATTTAGGCTACCAGCCCTTTTACCTGTGTGCCATTATTACCACCCAAGAATGTACAGGTGTGACCAGCTAGTCGGACAGCAAACCCAGCGGGACCACCAATACCACCAAGACCAGCAACAGTATTTGGGTGTGCAGACGTATTTGGAACACCATCTCCGCCTGTACCACCAGCAACGCCAAAATCGCCACCATTACCACCATTACCGCCAGTATCAAAATAAGTATCGAAATTTCCGCCCGAACCACCAGTACCCGCTCCACCAGAACTTCCAGATGTTCCTGGTGCGGAAGTAAAAGTGCCACCACCATCAGAAAACCTACCCGAACCACCATTACCACCCGAAGCATTATTCCAACCAGCACCACCGCCGGCGCCGCACCCTCCGGCCGAAGCATTGTCTAGGGGTGGGTTTGTTGAAGCTGCTGCACCTCCACCGCCTCCACCGCCTCCACCGCCAAATATACTACCATTAGTATTATCGATTGTCACATTTATTGCTAGAGAAATCGCATCTCCACCCGCGCCGCCGGGCGATCCATCAAGAGCAGCTAAAGACGTAACAGAACCACCACTACCTCCGGCACCACCTATACCAATAATACTTCCATTGTTTATTATTTTCAATGTGGAGCCAGCCGGAATTATTCCAGTTACCAAACCAGCCTTTAATACAA